GTGTGCCATTTACGGTCCATTTGTCTGTTGAAATAAGAAGGGATATTTGATATATCAGTTAAAGCAACAGTGCTAACAGAAGAGTGATCAGGGGAGTGGAACATATGAACCACACCAGAACGAGTAATCTCAGCACCAGTGTAGCGAATTCGCAAACCAGCAGCCACAATTCTATATTTTGTCCCAACACCTTGAAAGCCTATAGCAGTAGCATAAGCTAAAGAGGCGGAGGAATAGGGAGTTGGAAAGTTATCCATAACGACACCAGTGGCAGGAAGCACACTAGCATCCCATCGATCTAAAGCAGGAAAGGTGGTTCCAGTGCCTGCCCAGGTTCCACTTGCTGATGAAAAAGCAATAGGACCACGAGCGTTGTAAACAGTGGAGTAATCATTAGCCAATCTAGCAGGAGCTAAAGCAACAAATGCACCACCACCTGAACCAGCGGCAATAGAATTTCGATAGATGGTATAAAACTTTCGGGTCTGAAGAGCAGGCCAATCAGGTATACATGGGGGAGGAAAAGGAGCATTTCCATACAACTTTTCCCACCAAGGGTCGATAATACTCTGATCCATAACATCAAATGGACGAACCAAATGATGGAGATAGGAAGCAGCACATGCAGACAACTTATTCTTCATATGAAGGGGTTCTTGAGCACGAAAAGATTGAAGCTCTCTTTTTAGTGCTGGTGACTGAACAGTTTTGGGAAAACTAGAAACAGTCATAAGGGTACGCCTCTGTCTAGGAGCACGTACAGGAGGAAGTGGAGCTCGTTTTGAACGATTTGCACGACGACGTTGACGCGATTGCATCCAAGCAGCTTCAGCTTGTTGCACGGATAAACCTTTTTTCAATTGACGGGTAATGAATTCCTTCTTTGACGGTTGTCCATTACCATATTCATTAAAGGTTCCAGGAACATGAACTTTTCCAGGGTCAGTTCGAGATTGGGGAGGAGGAATGGTTGAAGCAGGAGCATTACGCTTAACATCCCATTCATCAAGGGTGTCATAGGGACACTCATCATCTAAGTCAACAGACTTAAAGAGACGGGTACGAGTAACAAGACGCTCTAAATCAACAAGAACAGTTGGTTTCAGATCTATGGAGTGGGACATAAAATAATCAGTCAAAAGAGATTGACGTTTCTTAATTACATCAGGAGGAGTCCAAAGATCATCCATTAACTGGGCAACTTGATCCATTACATCAGTAAAAGCAGCAGATTCAGTATCATAAATAGCATTGAATGTATCGTTAGATAATCCAGCAGTCCGTACAGTACATTTGATACCATTATCTGTGGGGGTATATTGGGGGGGAAAAACAGTAAGAGATTCGTTTTTACGTTGCATTATGAATGAACATATTTGGGCCAAACCACCTTCCTTTCTGGACTTAGAATACGATAAAATATCCTCAAGACCAAAATAAAAAATCTCTAGGTCATGAGCGGTAGGAGCACCACGCAAAACTGCAGCTTTAATAGCTGGGTTACCAGAAGAAGTGAAGTTTTGTAAAACCTCAATGTACATCTTCCTATAATCATTCCATATATCTTGATGGGGGAAAAGCAAGATATAAATAGCAAACAATTTTGATAAAAATTGTTCTTCGGTCATACGATTCCATGTATAACAAACAGGAAGTAGAAGGCGAGCAAGTCTCCATTTGGGTAAATAACCATAATTCTTATACGAAGAAAAGGAAAAACCAAGAAAAGACATTTTGTGTAGGGGCATCTCGTATTCAACCTCAAATTCTTTAAGAACTTGGCCATGGAAATTCAATAAACGGTCAGCAACTAATTTCTTATCTAATATAACTTCAAATTCTATTGATAAGGCGAATTCATTATCATCACCATATAAATCAACAATTTGAGAAAAAATTAGTTCAAATGAAGGAAGGGTTTTATATTTGGTGTAATAGCAAAAAACTAGAACATCAACAAATATTTCAAAACCAGCCTCAATATTGTTGGCAGTAGTGGTACCAGATCCACTATTATTTCCATATTCACGCCAAACAACATCACCATTAGAC